CGATAAAGTAAATCGTGATCCAGACTCCATGCCAGCCGACTGCTCTTCAGTAAGAGTTGCCCCAATTCCAGCCATTAAACGAATCATGCCAGCGTTGTTAGCTAAACCACTGTCGAGCAGGAACTGCTGTGTTTCTGCATCGGCATACGCCATTACTGCATTTTTAGCCTGAGACAGCTTTGCATCATAAGCGTGACCCCATTCTTTTTTAAGTAAATCGTTAGCCGCCTGCATTTCTGCGTCACTATTTTCAGCGTCTTGATTGTTTTGTCCTTGGGTATTCTCTTGCCATGCTTTTACTTGTGCAGTCGATAGCCCGTTGTCATGCGCCCATTCTAAAAAGTCAGGATCTGCCCCCTCAACTTGATAGCCATCTTTAGTGTCTGGACGGCCTAGTCGAGCATACATCGCATTACGGGCTTCAGATTCATCGTTAGGTAGGTTTAACAGCGTAGGAACCTTATCGGTAAGCTTCTGGTTAAAAGCCGCCCAATCGTCTGTGCTTGCCTCTTCACTCGGTATGCGAATAGAACCGCCTGCGTATTGCTGCGCGTCCAGATATGATTTAGCTAACGTGTTTAGGTCTGGGATTTGAGATAAAGATTCATTACCTCGGTATTCTTCCGATAGCCCTGAGCGCCATGATTCGGTCGCCTCTACTACTGATTCAGTTGCTGCTACTTCACTCATTTTCTTTCTCCACAATGTTCGCAATTTCTAAATAGATACTCCGCTGACCCTCACGATAAGCCGCTTCGTAGGGGCATTTAGTAAACGAGATTCGATCACCATATGCCGACTTCATGTTGGCAAGCATTCGCTCACCTGTTTTACTGTTAAATAATTCTTTTACATCTTTACTAAACTGATCCATTTACAGTCTGCTCCAAGTCAGCTACCTGTTGAGCACCAGCGATTTCTTGCTGGCCCTGATCCATTGCAGCCTGTTGTTGCTGCTGCTGCTGGCGTGATTGACGCATTTCAGCTACTTGCTCATCGCCTCGTAAAATATCAGCAGGCGCACCTAAGCGATCTGTTATAGTCCGGCCTGCTTTATCAACATCAACAATATCTAAAACTTCCGGGTTTACTTGTGCAAGTTGCATAATCCCATCAATAGCCCTTTGGATTCCTGTTACCTCTTCCATTTTTTGAGATCGAGCCAACGGGCCAACGTATTCAATATCAAGGTCACCTCCAACCTCTTTTAATATGTCGGGCATTGGGGGTAAAACATTTCCTCTAAGCATTGAATAAAAAGCTCGTTCAACAATAGGGTTTAAGAACTCAGACTGTAAGCGTCCAAGAGTCGGGCCTAGCAAACGCTGCATTAGTTCATAACGCACTTGAACCTCTGTTGCTGTCATTTGAGGGCCGTCATTTAACTCAAGCTGATCAGAAAAGAATATGCGCCTGACAGAAGCGCGAACATCCCCAAGCATAAGCGTATCTGCATTCCAATTAGTAGCATTAACTATCGGCTCAAGATTATTCATATCACGCACATACGTTACTGTAGATGGACGCATATCTATTTTGCCTAGTATTCCGTTTTGCATCGCTTTTAGTGGAGGGTCAATAGATTTTTCCCACGCTTTCATTGCAAGTTTTCTGGCTTCGTTTAACGTCTTAACGTCAGGTCGAGCTATGCAACCGGGGCCAAATCCATAAACATCACCTGTTGTTTTAGACCATCTAGGGGCCATGAATGGCAACTCATAGTAACCAGATTCCTTGCAGATCTTTTTATCGATCACGCTGATAAAGTAACAAGCCCAAGGACGCATATTAGGAGGCGCAACTAATGCTGGTTCAGATTCAAGCTCACGGGGGAAAACTGCCTGTATGTATTCAAATTGCTTATCAGGGTCAGTCTCTAAAGCTTTCATAGCCTTATCGCCACAATCCTTACCAAACTTCTGATAAGCCTGCCTTGCTGTAAGTTTGATCTTGCGGAAAACTGTATCAATACGACCATCTTCACTCTCAGCAACAACAACCTCTGCTAAGTGACACGCCCTAAAATTAAATCCATCAAAGTCAGCACCTGTGGTTTTTACGTCAAACTGCAATACTGCTGTGCCAAACCCGACCATATCTTGATACGCTTCAGCAACCTCAGTTGAGAAGTTAGATTTACCAAACTCTTGAAAAATTGATTTACTGCACTGTTCTAACCAATCTTTAGATTCTTTGTTCTCATTCAGTTGATCTTCCCTAAACCGCAACCCGAACCACTTAGTCGATGGGCTAGTGAGTGAGCCATGAAGGGAAGCTGCCAATATCTGTAGTGCGTGTATAGCTGTTGAGTCATAAACCTGTGCTGCCCGTTTTGAGCCTGATGCTGATTTTGTTACAAAGTCAGTTTTACCCGGCAACATATAAATTGCCAACTCTTCCCAAAGTTGATCCCAGTTAACCCGGTCACCTTTAAGTCGGTCATATCTTTTTAGCAACGCCTCTGGCGTTATATTCTTTTGAATAATTGGGCCAGCTTCTTTTTCATACATTATGAAATACTCATTAAGTTAGTGCGTTTTGTGTTAGCTTCACCAAGTAGGCCAGCGAATCTAGTATTTGTTCGATTCATTCTCATCAGCATTAGTCTGCGCTTGTGTAAAGCTTTTAATCTGGCAGGGTCAGTCTCAGTCTTAATTTGATTATCAATGTCTGATATTTCTTTAATTGGATCAGATGAGGCTTCAACTCGGTCATTAATACCTTTGGCTAAACCATCGGGCCTAGTAACCTTTGCATCTCTACCCAGTGGATCTCTTCCTGTTTTTGTAGCGACTTCTACGCCATTAACAAAAGTCGTTGATGTTTTATCGCCAAGGTTTACGCCAAACAAGCTAGGGTCATTCGAGCGAGTTACTACAGATGGGCCGCCCTTATAATCATAAGTAGTGTCTTGTCGCTCACCAAACAATCCGTATGTGTCTCCAGCAGTTTTAGTAACATCGCCAACAAGAATGCCAGATTTAATTAAAGCGGCTTTCTTTTCTGGAGTCATTTTAGAATCATCAGTAACAGCCATAGATCCAGTTAAGCGACTTAGATCGTCACTTGCTTGACGCTTCATGTCCTGAGTAATAACTCGGTCACCGCTATAGGCTTTCTTCATTCCAATAGCATCTTGCTCAGACTTTAATTCAGCTTGAGTTGCGCCCCCAGCTAACCTTGCTGCAAAATAAGCTTGGTTATAGGAAACTTCGTCATTGCGATATTTGTCATTCTTGATGGCTGACAAGAGTACGCTTGGTATGATTGAGTCCTCACTGGCTTTAGCTACACTTTGATAAGTATCGTTGTCAAACGCACCATAGTTACGAGCAGGCAAATTGGTAGGCTCAACGCTCAATAAAGGCTTGGCCTGATTAAGTGGTGATGATGCTGCGCTCATGGCTCCATTGCCTTGGCTATAACTGGGAACAGAACCATTACCCACTGACTTAGCTTGTGTACTAGCTGGGCTTACTTTTAATGGATTAGTAGAACTTAAACTAGCCATCATATTAGTGCCAGTGGCCCCTAAAATAGAATTATTAACCCCATAGCCAGTAGTTTCTGTTCCCATTGTTGTTTTAATTTTAGGTGTGGCTTTAGCGGCAAAAGCAGTGTCAATCTGAGCATTTTCCGCAGCCGATATAGGCATAGGGGAGTTAGCTATTTTAGCTGATGGTGCAGCAGAGGTTTTAGCAGTAGACACTATAGACACTGCTGGTCTAGTTCTGGCTGGCTGCGCGTATTGTTTTGCAACCTCACTAGGCAAGTTAGCCCGTTGGTTTCCACCATAGTTTACTTTTGGAGCTTTTTTAGCTTTTGCTTTAGGCGTAGATGTTTTCTTAAAATATTTGCTAGTGCCGTTATTCTTTTTAGGCGTAGCTTTCTTGGCTGGCTTGTCATTATTGCCTCCATCATTACCACCGCTTGAGCCGCTATTATTACTACTTCCACCCATGACCTAATCTCCTAGAAAATGTTGCGCCTGCTTTAAAGCCAGCAGCATTTAAATATTTAAACCAACCCTTTCTTGGGCTTCTAAACTCAATTTGATCAAATGAATATTTATTACCTATTACATTCAATAACTCAGTCATAGCACCAATGAGGCTAGGCCCAGTGAGGTAAAGCATATCAACGTGCAAAACAGTTTTACCTGTATACATATCAACGTGATCAGTCAGCACCAACAGCCCTCTCTTTGCACCATCTTCATAGACATGAAAAACTGTAGCAGCACCATCGTGAGCAGCATTAAATACTTGCTCTGGCGTAAAATGCTCTTGTGCTTTACGCGCCACAACATTAATGGCATTAGCAAAGTAATCCCAATTGTCTTTCACCATTTCGGGTGTTTGCGGCAGTATGTCCATATTTATAATTTCACATACTTCTGCGCGGTTATTAGATTGAACTGACGACTTGAGGAGTGCTTGATCTACTGCGTTCTCCCCAAGGAATTGAAAACCTACGCATCATGTAGGCATAGCGCAGAGCATCCAATAGATCATCCATTGTTTTAGAAATCTTACCCTTATCATTGCGGTGGTATTGATTAAACTCATTGAAGAAGTCACGCAGGTTGCGATCAACCTTGAACCGACCCTTAATCATTAAATCTCTAATCTCGTACAACCCAGCCTCCACGCCATTAGTGCCATCGGGCCATGAGGCGTGTTTATGCAACATGTCAAAACCAGCATCGATGTAGTAATCTTTTTGCTGATTGGCTGTGCCATTTTTTTCTGTCTGCAATCCATCCAAAGGCCATGACGTTGGGACACCTAATGACCAAGGCTTTACTGTCGCCCATGCAACCTCTGGAGCAATGTGGCTCGCTTTCCATGCCTGAGTAACGTAGAAAGTGCCACTCTCCCGGTCTTCAATAAGCTGAATGTGGGCTTGAGGATGTTCCCAACCAAAATCCATCGCGTTAATTACAAAGAAGTGGTTAGGTATTTTAAACGGATCGCATTTTATTGAGTCTTCGTCTAGGTCATAGATCCTGCCATGACCAAGCATCGGTATGCCCTTGGATCTCATGTCTCTTTGGTAGGCTGGGTATTGGTCTAGCATTAGCCGTTTAGCGTCTTCTGAGAGGTGTGGTGCGTCATCCCACCCAGCTTGAATGAATGCTTGCCCTTCTCCGGGAGAATCCATAAAGCTAATCACTGTCTCAGTGCGCCCGTTCTCTGGTGTAAAGGTTAATATGCCCTTACCACCCTTACCCTTGTCGCCTGTCAGGGTTCTTGTTACTACTTGTGGATAAATGGCTTGATCCTTGGGTTCCTCATCAATGTGATACCAATCTACTGAGTCCCCCATAAGCGCGTGTTGGCCCTGTGTGTAGCTCCAGAACTGGCAGATCGATACACCGCCAGATGCGTGTTTAACTCTGACCTCACGCATAGCCCCTGATGTTCCCGTCATCGACACATAATCCACAATCAATTCAGCAGGAATCAGGCCACCTAAGAATGTTCTATCTTCTAATCTTCCAAACAATGCGGTCTGCAATAAGTCGCGTGTCTTTTCTCCAGAGTAACCAAGCAGCCAGCAAGTGGGTGGGTGATCGAACTTATGACCATCCCACTCGTCAGGGTAATCACCCATGAGGTGCAGCGCATCGATGTAAGTGCCCAAGTAAGTCTTGCCGATTCTGTTAGCAGCGCACAGAAGCACAGCAGTCTTGGTCTTCGTAAAGCGTATTGTGTCGGCTTGGAATTTGTACAGGTCAGGGAACATATCCCGGTATCTATAAACGTGTTGTCGCCTTATACGCTCTCTCGCAATTAAGACTAGCTCAGTTTTACTGTACCTTTGCTGGATCAATCGAGTAGCCTCGTAATTCGTCATCTAGTTCTTCTTGCGACATGTCATGTAACTTCTGCTCAAACGAGACATGGGTATTCATCTCAACACTCTTACGCTTAGGTGCAACGTACTGCGCCAACTCTCTAAACATTGTGCCTGCTAAAATAAACTCACCATCCTCCATCGCTTTTTTAGCTATCGTAGCCATCCCTTCAATGGGATCGCACTCTAACTCAGATAATCGATCAATGATGTTCTGAGTGGGCTTGTTGGGCGTACCAGCTACCCTTCCACCATACTTCTTGCCTTTTGCCATGTTTACTACTCCAAACTACTTTAGTGTTCAGTCATATCTTCTTCATCGATAAAGTTTGAAAACGACTCTACCCATGCCATAGCCTCAGCAATTAACAGGTCATCTTCTTCATTCATAGACCTACCGCCATTAATGTTAATGACAGCTTTAGCTAACAATGTAAGATACAACGCGCCCTGATTAACTACGTCTTGCCCATATGCGATATTAATACTCATAATCACTCCGCTTCTTTTGGAAATAAAAGCATTGCGTTATCGATGTATTTATTCATCAGGTCAGCATCAATACTTTCACCAAGACCATCACCCAAATAAATAAATATGTGATCAATAACACCAACCCTATTCGGCTCATCCATTTCATCTACATCTCTACAGCCGTTGTTTTGAGTGTCTCTTAGGTAACGATAACGAGCAGCGTCCTTTTCAAGTTCATTCATAATATCCATTTCTTCCTTAACCATATGCTGGTTATGTCTGTACCTGTAGGCTCTCTGTCCGTCCCTTCTCGGTGCGTCCAGTTGCCATCTCGTACTGGGGTGGTTACAGCCTGTTCTGCCGTCCAGCCGTATCTAAGGCGGTCTGAAAGGGTTCTTCTCTTCATCCCATGCTCTGCTGCCAGATCCTTGATCATGTACTCTTTCCCTTGG